TGGTAATATGACAAACATCATATCGAATAATAGCACATCAATGGGTGGAGGTGGACAAAATTATGTTCCAAACGAACCAAGAATGGCATCTGCATTCCCAGATCCATTCTTCTTATCAGTCAACAGTGAACTGATGAATATTCTTCGTTGTTAAATAAACAAGGGAGGATTTCTCCTCCCTTGTCGTTCTTGCGTAATAATGTAAAGAATCACTCTTCGTTAGCAAGTTTCTCGAAATAACTGAGAGCATTTTCCTCTTCAGCATCTTCATCGTATGATGGTTTCTTTTCTGCAATCTTAGGAGCAGGCTTAGACTTTGCTACTGGCTTTGCAGGAACTTCGTCTTCAATGTCATCCTGTTCGACATTCTTTGGTGCAGAGACAGAACCCTTGTTGACTGATTCGAACTTAGACTTGAGTTCGTCGTATGACTTGAATTCTGATGGTTCTGTGAAAGCCTTGAGAGAATGTTGAGTCTTCCAGAGTACTTCCAACTTGGCATCATCTCCACCAAACAGAGGAGTAGGACTACCGAATTCAGACTTATCGTAGTTTACATAACCCGCAACACTACGAACACGCAACTTGAAGTCTGCACCTTGCCAGTAATCGAATACATTTAGTGGATCAACTGGATCGTATTCACTACTCTCTGGTTGCAACTTTTCCATAATCTTGTCGAAGATCTTCTTACCAAACTTGAAGAGGAATACCTTACCTTCATTCTGTGGATTCTTTGGATCTTGCAACACAAGAATGTTTGCGATATAGGTCAACTTACGCTTACGAGCAGATGCAAGTCCCTTGCTCGTTTCGCTTCCGCTGTTCCAGAGTTCACTGTTTGCTTCGCAAATCGGACATTTTTTGCCAATTGTGGTTGGACAATTTTCGATAAACCACCCACCAGGTCCCTTGAAACCGTGATTGAAAACTCGAACCCAAGGAACTTCCTCTCCTTCGACCGGCGGAAGAAAACGAATAACTGCATATCCGTTTGATGCCTTGTCTAGTTCGGGACGCCAAAAACGATCATCCTTGTAGGACTCGGCGCCACCCTTATTCATCTTTTCTAGTTCTTGAGTGAGTTTAGAAATACTTTGTGACTTGTTCTTTAGATCTTTAAACGACATATGTGCTCCTTGTACGATGTGTACGATGTATGTTAGTAGTATACTGAATATACGATGTGTGTCAAGTATTTAGAAGGGAAGTCTAGCAGATTTGGGAAGAAGATTGATAGACTCACCCTCTTGTCTAAGTTTTTCAATTACTGGTTTTGATAGATGCTTGGCGATATACGATGGTTCTAACGAATAGTCTTCGCACAATTTAAGAATAGCATCTATGTAAGAGTAGTTCTTTTTACAAACTAACTTCTCTATTTCGTTTGTTATATTTAAGTCCCCGTTTTCAAGTATCATATTCTAGGTTCTCCATATACTCCTTCAGAGATTTTGTTGGTTCCCATCCGAGGTATTGCTTGATTTTTGTGATGTTGGCGAGAGTGTGTCTTGCTTCACCAACTCTCTCTGGAGTATTTATAGTTGGACCTCCGATCATTTCTGCAATTTGATTTATGGAATAATTTATTCCTGTACCCACGTTATAAATTTGTCCAAATTCATACTTAGTGTGTTTTGTGCCTTCTACCAACCATTCATCAAAAACTTTTGTGGCTGCTAAAACATTTGCTTCAACCACATCAGAAACATGAGTAAAATCTCTTCTTTGTAGACCGTCACCAACTATTGTTAAGGATTCATTATTTTTCTTTTGTCTTTGAAAAATACCAATAACTGGAGCATATTGTCCTTTGATTGGTTGTCTTTCACCATAAACATTAAAGTATCTAAAAATTACTGTTTGTAAACCAAAAAGTTTTGAATACATTTTGCAGAGTTCTTCACCACCAACTTTAGAAACAGAGTATGGATTCAAACAATCATTTTCCATACTTTCTACCAATGGTGGATCGTTTTTTAAACCATATGCAGAAGAGGTAGATGAATATACCACTCGCTTAATCCCTGCTTCTCTAGCACACTGTAAAATAGTACAAGTGCCTAATGTATTTGCAACTACCGCCTTGATTGGATTTAACACACATGGTTGTATTCTTGCTTCAGCGGCCAAATGAAAAACAACATCAATACCATCATATAAAGAACGAGTGGCATTGTAGTCACAAATATCTAATTTGTGGTTATTTGCTTTTTCATTCCAATAAAAATGATCATGCGCGTCGGAAGACTCGTTATCAATTACCGTTACTTCATGGCCGTCGTTTATTAAACGATCAACTAAATTAGAACCTATAAAACCTGCACCACCAGTTACCAAGTATTTCATATGTTTATTCCCTTGTATTAATTCTTTATACTTTTCTAAAATGTCAGTTTCGTCCATGTGTTCTCTTTGCGACCAAAATGCAAAGTGACAACATAAAGCACCACCATAAATACAATTCTTTTTCCCCATCTTTGTTAATGCTTCACATGATAACCAAAATTCTTCATCAATGCCCACATTGCCGTCAAATTTTTTAAATTCTTTACCAAACCAACATATGGAGTTTATAGAAACTCTGGCATTAGAGTGGATTACCCCAACTGTTGGTTCCATTTTTTCAAACTTGTAAATATTTAAATTGTTGTCTTTGAAATTTTGTAAAAACGTTCTATGCTTTTCTTCACAAATTGTTGGATTTTTCCAACCTTCATCACACATTGCATCTTTTTGTAATTTTTTACTATAGGTTATACCATTTTCTTGGTGTTTGTAATCTATAACAGCGTTATTTAAAATATTACCATACACTAAAAAGTATTCTGGATTTTCTATTCTAAATTTTGCTAATTTTTCAAAATAATCGTCTTCTAACCAAACAATATCATCATCTACACGAATGTAAATTGTATTTTCGTCTATAGTTTGTTTAAAAAAAATATGTATAGTTGTATTGCCACCGTGTTTTACATTTTGCGGTAAATGTTGTACAGTGACAAAATCCGAATAATTAGTTTTTAATTCTTCGAACCAACTAATATCAGATTGATTTGTGGTATTTACCCATATTCTGTACTCGTCCACAACAGTTCTTTGCTTTAGTATATAATGGAACAATAATTCCATGTATCTTTTTCTACCGGCGGGGGTTACCACCACTATTTTATAAGTTTTGTTATTGTGTGTTATCATTGATCAATACTCCTATACTCATCACGGTGACCGATTTTTTGGTAGAATTAAATTCTATGTGGGGTTTTGTAACTTTAATTTCTTCCGAAAATCTAAGACATCCGCCGTCTAAGATGGGATTTCCTCTTATATAATCGTCATCTATATCATGAAATACACAATATTTTGCGTATTGATCAACATTAATATAGTCTTTCTTTTTAGTGTTTATTTATTTCAGAATCGCTTCTGACTAGAGCCGAACCAACCACTTGATGCATATCGTAATATTTGTAATCTGCTAATCTACCACCAAATATGTATTTCTTATCGTCTATTTGTTTTTTATACGATTGATATATTGTGTTGTTTTTTTCATCATTTACTGGATAATATTTTTCTTTAGTTTTATCCCAATTTTCAGGATATTCTTTTGTTATCACAGTATGTTTTTGATTTTGCAAATCAAAATGTTTATGTTCACAAATTCTAGTATATGGAATATTTTCTTCTGTATAATTTACTATTGCATTTCCTTGATAATCTGATATTTGAAATGTTTCTTTTTGAAATTTTAAACTTCTCCATTCTAAAATTCCGTGCTCATAATTAAAAAATTCATCTATTGGACCTGTGTATACAACTTTGCGACCCATACCATTTATCTTTTCTCTATCTAAAAGATAATCTACACCCGTTTCCACTGGAATGTCTTTTAATAATTTTTCAAAGATAGAAGTGTAACCACCAATTGGTATTCCTTGATATTTGTCTTCATAATAATTATCATCAAAATTTAATCTAATAGGTAAACGTTTTATTATAAATGACGGCAATTCTTTTGGTTCTTTGCCCCATTGTTTTTTAGTATAACCATAAATGAAAGTATAATATATTTCTTCTCCCACTTGCGTTAGTATCCATTCCTCTAAATTGGAAGGATTTTGAATATTTAATTTGACTTCTTGTAATTTTTTATAAGCCTCTTGTGGATTTTTTACTCCCCAGAGTTGATATAAAGTAAACAAATTAATAGGAAAAGAATACAGTTTATTTTTATACAAAACTTTTGGACGATTGACATAATTGTTAAATTTTGTCCAACGATTCATGTAATTCCAAACAACATCACTATTTGTGTGGAATATATGGGGTCCATATTCATGAATGTGTATGCCATTGTCGTTGCTGGTATAACAATTACCACCTATATGTTTTCTCTTGTCGAGCACAAGGCATTTTGCACCAGCATCCGTCATTTGTCGTGCAAATATTGCACCAAACAGTCCAGAACCTACTATGACATAATCATATTTGTAATTATTGAACATGTGATAAAATTTCCTCTATTTCCTCCGAATATGATTCATATGGTCTTGGTGAATGCATATCAATATAGTAGCCATGTTTTATTTTTTCACAATCATACAAAAAATTAGATCGGTCTATTCTATTATTCATAAAATGTGATGGAAAATTTAATTCTACTAAATTATTACTATTTTTAAGTTTACTTCCAGTAAACATTTCTTCACAGCAAAACCAACCCCAATCAGGTGTTGCTGCTTTACTTTCCGCGGATGCGGGTGAGTTGTAGAATTTTATACCAAATTTATTTGAATAAAAAATTTGTGATACAATTTCTTCAAATGATAAATTTCCAAAAAGTTCCTGTTTAAATGTTTTACCTTTTGCTACATGATAGTAACCAGCAAGACCTTCAAATTTATTTCTCCAGTCTTCACCATAAGCGTTTGAATTTAAATGAACATATTTATCGTCATTTATCTCTTTAACAGAATTTATAAAAAAGTTTTTCTGTAGAGGATATAAATCAAGATCACCAATTAACCAAGTAGTATTTAATTCGGTTGTAGTGAAATAAAATTTACCTATAAGTGCTTGAATAATTTTTGGATAGTTTTGCAATACTGGAACATGAGTAACTATTCCACAATCAGTTTTAAATAATTCAACATCATTCTGTTTTTCCGACAGTAAAAACAAATGAGGAGTTATGTTTAATTTTTTAAAATAATGTTTACTGATAGATTTCCAAAATCCATTATAATGTGGATTGTTGTCGCAAGTAAATATTACTTTATCTATGATCATAAATTTTCACCTTTCATTGCATCTGTTGAAATTTGTTTTACCGTTTCATATGATGTGTTACACAATATTTTGTTTATTTCTGGGTGATATATTGGCATTCTATAGTGTAAAAATGCACATTTTTCTAATGGTGTAAAACTACACAATTCTGGAGGAACACCGCCACTGTGTACATGATGCCCATATAATCTTTCTGATGTTTTGTAAAAAACGCTCAAATCACTATACAATAAATTTTGAAAAGATTTTGCTGTCTCTTTTCTTGTGCCTTGAAACTTACTTTCAAAACTCATAGCAGTTGTTGTTTGCTGAGTTAACCATTCAGTTTTACCCAAACTAAACATATCGGAATCAACTTCTAGGCTTCCGATAGACATTACTGGTTTATCTTTAATGTTTTCTTGAATAACAGAAATTAAAGATTTTGTGCCATATTCTTTGTAAAAAATAAATTCATCTACATCAAAAAAACCCAAATAAACATTTTTACCATAAACATCTAAACAATATTTGTGTATTTGCTTGTAATTTTTAACAATATTTTGTGCTAAATCAGAAATGCCTGCGTAAATATTGGTATCAGCAGAACCAGAATATCTTGTTTTTTCTGTCAATGAAGACAAAATATGTACCGTTATACCTTTAATGCTTTTTATTATTTTTACACTTTCGTCTTCAGAATAATCATCTACTAATATAAAATCTGTAACTCCTAGTGCTTTATTGTATAACAACCACTCTTTTAATCGGTGTTGTTCATTTTTAAATTGGTTTGCTAAAACAATTTTCATTTTAACCATCCTCGATTGAACAACGAAAATGAATTTAACAAATTTTTAGGTATTGATAATTTATGAATCAAATCATCTCTTACATAAATCATATTTCCTGTATGACAAACAGCACTATATCCTTTAGATTTTGCAATTTTTAAAGAATCTGAATAAGAAATACCTTTTATATCATCTGTCAAAGTTGGATCTAATCCACTATTAATTTCTATAATTACAATTTTTGGCAAATATGTGTGTTCTTTCCATACTTCGTGATCATATGAATCTATGTCTACATTTAAAATATCATAATCATTCGGAACCACACTTACCTCTTGTAAACTTTCATCTAATGTTTTTTGTGGTGGATTAAAACTAAAATTATTGCATATCGTTTCATGAGCAAATTTACAAGCATTCCATCCACCATTTGATTTTTCGTTGTCTGATATTTTGGTAAAATGATTTAATGTTTTTACTTTTGGAAACTGTTTTGGTAAGTGTTGTAACTTTAAATATTTTTCTTCACATTTACCGCCAACCAAACATGGTTCAATTAAAACTGCGTTGACTCCTTGTTCTATCAATTTCCTAAAATTGCTATAAGAAATACCATCATATGCTCCAACATCAACCAACCACATGTCACTGATATTTAAATTTAATTCCTCTATTAATTTAACAAGAACCCCGTCTTCGCCGTTTTGACTGTACACATTTTTTTTATACTTGTCGTAATACATCTTTAGCATCTTCCTGTAAGTTTATAGTATTTATCCCAATATTCTTGTGGAACATTTTTAATCAAACCGACATATTCATTATCATGTGCATCATTCAATGTATCTTCTCTCCAAGGTTTTTTCCTTGGTGTTGGAAAATCTTTAGTTCTTCCACCACAACGATTTTCAACAGAATCATGTATAAAAGCGTTTTCTTTTACTAGAGGAAACACATGACTCCATAAAAATTCTTGATCAATATTTCTTCTGTTATTTGTGTCTTTTCTATTATAATTATCTATCATTGAAGTAATATCTTTTAAAATTCCTCTCCTTGCTCCCCACATACCACCCATTATTAATGCAGAGTGTGCTCGGTTATCTCGCATTATATGAAAATCTTTATCACTTGCTAACCATTCATCTACTGCTTCTTTTTCTCTTATGTTAATATGACTATCGGCATCTCTGCTCAACATTACTTCAACATCAAAATCGCTTGCTGCTCGGAATCTCCAAAACATACCATTCCAACTTTCATCTTGATTCATCATTATAACTTCAACATTTGATCTATTTTTCAATTCGTCAACAATTCTCGGTGGAACTGTCGGAGAACAATAAAACCTACAAATCCAACTCGGATATAAAGTCAATGCAAT